TCGACTTAACCTGCCCCTTTGGGGACAAGGTAAAGTCAACAGCAAAGCTGACAGGAGGAGGACCTCCTCAGCTGAAGAAGAGCTATCTTCTTGTTGACTTAACCCGCCCCTTCGGGGACAAGGTTTTTCCGTTAGCTCCGCTAATGGAAATAGCCTTGCCTCCGAGAGAGCATTCGCTGCTCTCGAAGGACAAGGTAAATATGTGTTCATTTATAAATATTTATTGATATTCATAAATGAAATAATACAGTTAATACAAAAAATTTATATTTATTTTTATGATATGTTATATTGTTTGTTGACGTGTGTTCTTTAAATACTACTGTCGATTAACGTATTGAATGAAAATGATTGCACATTCAATGAAAGTACTTCTATTTGATTATTTGCAGTTACGAGAGCAGCTAAATAAATACCCAGACCGAGTGGACCATTTTTTTGGTTAAATACACTCATAACGCCGGGATTAATTATTAAAGGAACATTTGTAGTTACAAATGTGGAGCTGACTGGTAACGGCACAGTTACGGAAACATCCGAACCTATAAATCCTATAGCACCAAAAAATGCTTCTCCCAAAATTATTACGAGATTTGTATTAGTTGTTGGTACTTTGGCAGTTATTGTTAGCATTACCGAAGGATTTTGTGCCGTTAATGTAATCATATTTTGGGCAAAATATACAACCTCATTTATCATATCTGGGTCGATAGTATCAGCAACAATATTACCAGGATTATCCGGTTCCCCACTATATACAGTTTGAACAGCCATAGGTGATGGTGATGTTGGAGGAAAAATCAAATAATATCCAACAAATGTCGGAATGGGATCAGAACTACTACCACCTAATATTATAGGATTTTCAACTGTGCCCATGACTAATCCATTGAATACTACCGGAGCACTAGGGATTGCCGAACCATCTCCTTTGTCACCTTTATCTCCTTTGTTACCTTTATCACCTTTGTTACCTGTATTGCCCATATCACCTTTGTTACCTTTATCACCTTTGTTACCTGTATTGCCCATATCACCTTTGTCCCCTTTGATACAGCATCGTTCTAATTTTTTGCATAATTTTTTTTGTTGTTTTTTGCATAATATTTTTTGTTGTTTTTCGCATAATATATTTTGTTGTTGTTTTTTACACAATATTTTTTGTTCAAGTTCAAAAAATTTATAATCAATATATTCTTTTATATTGATATTTTCTGATTTATTCCAACAACAAGGATTTGAAATATCTCCATGACTAAATTCCCCCTTTTTTTCCGCATCAACATTATTCGATTTATTTCGACAAAAAGGATTAGATACACATCCACAAACTTGTCTTGGTAATTTAGTTTTGATATTATAATGACTTGGTTTATATCCCCATTTATTTAGTTCATCAGCTTCCATAACGCAACGTTTTTTTGACATGATATATTTATAGAAAAGATTTTATTTATGATTAAATCATACATCAAAATTTTTATTTATGATTAAATCATACATCAAAATTTTTATTTATGATTAAATCATACATCAAAATTTTCATTCATATATGAATAAATCGCGAATCAAATATTTTATTTATATATGAGTAAAGTTTGGATATTCGCGCTGCGAATCTCCCAACTTAACCTGCTCCTTTGGAGACAAGGTAAGTCATACCTTGTCCGTTGTTCTGTATTCATTTTTGCTACGCAAAAATGAAATACAATAACAACTAGTAGTTTTAGTATTACAAAATTGCGCCGCAATTTTGAATACAAAACGACGCTAGCGGCAGGTTAAGTTGAGAGGTTCGTAATGCGAACATCCAAACTTTACATCAAATATTTCATTCGTATATTGGTAAATTATACATCAAATTTTTTATTCGTTAATGAGTAAAGCGTATATCAAATTTTTCATTCGTATATGAGTAAAGTATTCAGCGAAGCTGCAATACTTAACCTGCCCCTTCGGGGACAAGGTAAATTTTAAATCAAATTTTTTATTCGTATATGAGTAAAGTATTCAGCGAAGCTGCAATACTTAACCTGCCCCTTCGGGGACAAGGTAAATCATAAATCAAATTTTTCATTTGTTTATGAGTAAAGTTTGGAGATTCGTGCTACGAATCTCCCAACTTAACCTGCTCCTTTGGAGACAAGGTAAATCGTACATCAAATTTTTTTATCGTTTCATCAAAGATATGGTATTTTCGATAGGATATCCTAGTATTAATCCTGTTATTTCTGTTGGATAATGATCATATTTATCGTCATGAAATTCCAAAAAATTAACACTTTTTATATTGTTACTTTTGAAACCATTTTGTCATAATCAGCAGCTAATGTATTCATATCAAAAAAATCTTTTATTATTATCTAAAAATATATGCCATATATATTTTTAGATACATATAAGCTAATTTAGATTTTAAATCATTCAATGTTGATAACCTTCACAGCTCCCCCGTTAACATGGATAATATCGTTCCATTTGATGCCGATCTCTGTAATTTTTTCCAAATGCGAGATAACAATGATCATGCGGTCGGGGAAGGCATTAATGATGGTCTGGATCATTTGATAGGCTACGGGTGGGTCGGATCCTTGTTCCGGTTCGTCCAGCAGTAATATGGATTTGTTGGTTTTAATCAGTTCATTCAGCAACATAGCAATTGCCAGTCTCGTTTTTTCGCCACCAGATATGTCATCAATCTTTTCATCCAAATAGTTCGTCATAGGCCATGATATTTTATTCTTTTTGCGGTCAATCCATTTGCCAGAACAGGACAAACCAAGGCAGTACTCAATCAGTAAATCGTTTGGTTCGTTATCAAATACTTGGCGTATGGTTAAATTGCTAACGGGAAAATTTTCTTTGATGGATTGGTACATTTGGACAACATGGCCAAAATAGTTTCCGGGTAGACCATGGGACAATGTAGCACCATGTTCCAATCCAAAAAGTGCCTTGATAAAAGTCGATTTGCCCTCGCCCGATGCCCCACGTATTAGAATTCGTTTGCCCGGATACAGAACCAGCGATCCTTTCATTACCAACGAAAATTCTTCCTTTGTGATATTATAATTAGTAACTTCAATAACTTTGTCGAAAGGTAGCATTGGCAAATGAGTTTCTTTGGTTGTCTTATCAAACATTTCGCGTATTCTAATGTAATCGTCCTCAAACTTAACAGATAAGTTGAATAACCAAAATAGAGAAACGAGTACATTCATAAAAAGTGTTGTCACTGTGATTAGTGCTACCAAATTTTCAGAAACGATAAGTATGATAAGTGAGATAGTCAGTTGTGGCAGTAATGAATTGAATCCCTGCTGCTTCATATGGTCGTAATCATGATTTTCACGAATAGTACGATATTCATCAATGAGTGACATTATATGGTCAACAGATCTTGATCTCCATTCAAACTTTGGTAGAGTAATATCTATTATTTTGTCAATAACATCTCTTCTCTTCTGGCCACTTCGATATTCTTTGAGCATACAATTGTCGAGTTTTTTCTTGACTAAGAAATAGATAATACAGTTGCCTATTACCAAAGCAATAAACAATATCCATGAGCTATTTTTGTAGAATGTATAAAGTGCCATATACGTCATGGTCAATAATCCAACCACTGAAGGAAATCCATTATCCAGCCAATAAATGAGAGAAAATTCAAATCCCCTCAGTTTATTTTGCAAATCTTTAATGGTAAAAGAATTTTTGTCCTTCATGGTAATATGATCGTACTCCTCCAAATGACAGCGCCAGAATACACTGATGATTCTGCTGTTAATTTTGGTTAGCACTCTTCCGAATAGCCAGTACTGCATCAAAGGTTGCAGCAGACTCAGACATACAATCCAATGGCGTAGAGTATTGGTGGCCTCATCACCTGATAATAGATTCGACATGAGCGTTTTCTGGATAATATCAATAATGGTAATCAAGAGCCAAACTAGGCCATATGTCTTTGCACTGCCAGTTTGGACCAAATATTTAACGACCAATTGAGGAACTTTCGGAACTACTTTGCGGAACATTTTTTCCATTTGGTTTTAGAAAAAATGATGAAATGGTTGGTTTTTTTGCAATGATGCAAATGATTTTAGGGTTGTTGTTTTTTTTTGCAATAGCGCAAATATTTTTGTTTGTGGTTTTGGGTTTGTAGTTCAATGAACCTAGCGTTTATGTATGGAAAATATGGCGCGTTCTAACACTTCGAAAATCAAATTTTTTATTTATTTATGATTGAGTTATACATCAAATTTTTCATTCTCATACGAGCAGATAGTAAATCAATTTTTTTATTTATTTATGATTGAATTGTACATCAAATTTTTTATTCATATATGAGTAAAGTATTCAGCGAAGCTGCAATACTTAACCTGCCCCTTCGGGGACAAGGTAAATTGTATATCAAATTTTTCATTCATTCGTCTATGAGTAAAGTATTCAGCGAAGCTGCAATACTTAACCTGCCCCTTCGGGGACAAGGTAAATTGTATGTCAAAATTTTCATTCGTACATGAGTAAATTTTAGATCAATTTTTTTATTCATATATGAGTAAACTGTATATCAAATTTTTTTATTAGTATATGATTAAATTGTACATCAAATTTTTCATTCATATATGAATAATGTGTGAATCAAATTTTTTATTCATACATGAACAAATCGTAAATCAAATTTTTTTATTCGTACACGAGCGAATCGTAAATCAAATTTTTTATTAATAAGTAAATCATAGATTAATATTTTTATTCATTTATGATTAAATAGCACATCAATTTCATCGTTTCATCAAAGATATGGTATTTTCGATTAGATATCCTAATATTAATCCTGTAATTTCTGTTGGATGATGATCATATTTACTCATCATGAAATTTCAAAAAAGTAACGAATGAAAAAATATATTTTTTTAAGAATCATGAATACATATTATTAATTAATGAATTTATGGGTGGTTGAATTATAAATATTATTTTTGAGCCAATCGGATCCACCTGTTTGATAATCATGTTGAATTTTATCATTAGGTTCAACAACTTTGCCATTAGGATATACCACTACACCATTGGGTAGTATAAAACCTCCGCCATCCATCACAACAATTTGTTTATTAAAATCATCAGCTGGAATATGTTTAAAACCACCAAACTGTTCTGTTAATGGGACATCAATTAGGATTGTATCAGAATCATTTAAATCGTGATTATTAATTAAATCATTAATTTGATCATCAATCAAATCATTTTCTTTGCAATTTGTTAATAATAATTTGATTTTATTAAGAGGACACACATAGTATGTTTTATTATGATCAATATATGGATATAAATGAACTTGACAATATTTTTCAAAAATTAAAGGATTGATGATAGGGATATTTAGTAATTCTTCATTATTACCTCCTTCTTGATTAGAATCTATTACTAAATCCAAAAATAATTCATCGTTATCGTCAATATGATGCTCATCATTAAAATGGTCAATTGATACTCGTGAGTTACAATTTTCGCAATAGTATTCATTTTGAACTAATTTATCACATTTGAAAATAATTTCACGAAATTTTTTGAGCGTGCATTCATAATATTCTTTATTTTTCCTATAAACAAATTTATGCAATAATCCTTTCATGCAATGTTCTACCGCATCTGGATCATTTACTTCTAAACTGAATAAAATTTCGACATCATCGGACAAACTCGTGTTGTATGTATTTAAGCGTTTATTAAAATTAGTTGTTTTACCCGGTTTTAATAAATTTTTTTTATTTGTATCAATTGGCCGGATAACATAAATTAATCCAGTAGCTTTATAATTTTTCTTTTTTTGGTTGTGTTTGAGGATACGAATTTCTTTTTTGGCTTGTTTAAATTTATTATTAAGTTTATCCAGTTCGCCTTTATATTTTTCTTCAATTTGGTATGAACCAGTTTTACGGATAGATGGTAAGACTTTTTCGGTTACCCATTGTTTAAATTGTTTGGCAATTGGTTTTTGACTTGATAAAATTAAAGAATATAAACCTGATTCATTTATATATATGGAATGAGGTTGTGCATTTTTTGGTATATTTTTAACGAATTTCTTAAGATTACCATAAGATGTACGATCATGTTTAGTCACATGAGTTATAATTGATTGTCTAGTATTTTTATAACCCAATATAGATGCGATATTTACACCAGAAAACCAAGGGATATTATTGTCATCAATAATAACAATGATTTGTATATTGTCATATATTAAAATATTATTGTAAATGTCAATCAATGTATCAGTCATAATATTGTTTAATTTGCATTATATTTTTAAACTAGGTATAAGGTTAAACTAAAGGGCGTCTAGGATTTAGACGCCCTTTATATAACAAATATTTATAATGGGAATAATAATCGAGTGATTCAAATATGAAAAAAAAATGCCGTTCAAAAAAAAGGAGATTGTACATCAAATATATTTCATTCGTTTATAAGTAAATTGTATATCAAATTTTTTATTCATTAAAGAGTAAATCATACATCAAATATTTTATTCGTATATGAGTAAAGTTTGAATATTCGCACCGCGTCGTTTTGTATTCAAAATTGCGAGGCAATTTTGTAATACTAAAACCACTAGTGTTTCTGTAATCTATTTTTTTGCGAAGCAAAAAAAGATAAAGAAAAACGAATTTCCCAACTTAACCTGCTCCTTCGGAGACAAGGTAAATCATACATCAAATATTTAATTCGTTTATAAGTAAATTGTACATCAAATATTTTATTCGTATGTGATTAAATCATAAATCAAATATTTTTATTCATTTATAATTAAAACATACATCAAATTTTTATTAATTAAACAATAAATTATTGATTTCAATTTCTTTCTTGACTTGTTTTTCCACAATTTTATTATTGATTTCATTACCTTGTCCGCAAAGCGGCAGGTTAAGTTGAGAGATTCGCAATGCGAATATCCAAACTTTACCGAAACAATAGGATTTATTTATTAAACGGGTTATAATATTAATAGTATTGATCACTAATTATCTAATTTTTAACTAGGTAATAACATTTTGGATGATAATTTTTCCATGGTTCCATAGATGAAGGCAATTTTTTTTTACATTTTAAACAATATCTTGTATCTTCATCATTACTTTCGCTATCATTAAGACTTTCAAAATAACATTTTTTGTGATATAATTTCCAATTTGGTGTATCATCAAGTAATTTTCTTTTACATAATGAACAATATTTTTTTCCTTGAATGTTACCTTTTTTAATTTTAAGTTCCGTTTTAATATTTTTATGTCCAAAATTTAATATACAACAGCTGCCAATTATACATTGTTGTTTAGTAATATCATGACGTATTAAATTTAATTCCTGTAATGGATATTTAGAGCACAAACATATATTATATTTATACTTTTCATCATCATTAAAATTATGGGTGTTCCATTGTTCTATTATTTTTTTGTCATAATTTGAAATCATTTCTTCTGCAGGTGGAACTTTTATAAAATTGATTATATGCCATCCCAAGAAAATATCATTATTATCACATTCACCAAGTATTTTTAACCTATCAAATAACTTTTTTCTAAAAATTTTTTTTTCACTCATTAACAATAATATTCAGTTTTATGTTCAACATTTATATTAATATAATTGACAAAAGTGAATATATTTATTCATGATTAAAATTTCCAGAATATTTATCATATATTTTTTCAAATTCCTCATTTAATATTTTATCAGCATTATAAACTAAAAAAATTGGATTTATCGTCATATCTAAAATGCGATAAATTAAACGGTTTAATTTGATATTTTTATAAAAAATAGCCTACTGTTAATTTATTTAAAAACATATCACAAATATGTTTTTAGATGGATGAGAAAAAGCTAATAAAGATTTTTAAGCAAGAAGATGTTCGTATATCAAAGAAAGGCAATATTTGTTTAAATGATTTTATAGAAAATATTATTCGATCAAGAAACCCGAAGCTGTACGCAAAAAAATTAATGAAACATAAAAAAATAATTATTGATGGTGATGATTATATTAGTCCTAATAGTTGTATTGACATATTAAAAAACACAAATTTTAAAAGATGTAAAAATATTTGTACCAAAATAAGAATTGATGATGGAGATAAGACAAGCATAATCGATGTTGAACAAAAAATATTTCAATTTGAGGGGCATCGATTTTTAGCATTATTTGTTGAGAAAATTGGTGTTCAAGGAGATTGGGATGTTTATGTACAAGGATCAGAAATTGCCAAATATTTAGATTATGTTGATACCGATTGTGCTATTCGTGATCATGTTGATAAAGAAAATAAAATATCTTTTTTTAAATTTATTGAACTTTATTCCCCCATAAAAATGCCGGGCCAAAAAAATATAAAAAATAATTCAATTTTGATCAATTTATCAGGATTTTTTAATTTAATTCATTGTTCAAAAAAGCCATTTGCTTTAAAAATTAAAAAATGGTTGGATAATCAAGTTTTACCAGCTCTCATTAACAAGATGTCATTATCATTAGTGTTTCAGTTTAGTACTAAACTGGAACACTTAATATATATTTTTAATATTAAATACGATTCAAAAATAAAATATCCCTAGATCATATTTTTCTTTTTTTTTTGTTTAGCATTTTTATACATGGCCAAAATAATAAAACTTCTATCTTTGCACAAAAAGAAAATTCTCAATACAAAAAATTTTGAGGGTGCACAAAATAGTACTTTTTAAATTTATTTTTTAATAATAATTTTTTGCCAAATAAACTTTTATAAAACATTAATTGTTTAAAAATGAATTTATTAAAAATATCAATTCCGTTGTTTTGTATTCAAAATTGTGAAACAATTTTGTAATACTAAAACCACTAGTGTTTCTTTTATCTTTTTTGCTTCGCAAAAATAGATAAAGAAAAACGAGTGCTCGCT